GGACCAGGCGCCCCTGGAGGACGGTCTCGAGGCCGCGCTCGAGGAAGCGGACGAGGGCGGGTGGATCACGGAGTCGGAGGAGGACCAGCAGTGGGTTCAGAGGTCTCGCGGCGCCTTCGTCGCCTCTGACGAGTGGTTCAACAACTCGATCCGGCGTGACGTGGAGATGGCGCTGTCCAATTTCCGCTCCAAGCACCCCGCCGGATCGCGCTACAACACCACCTACTACGAGAAGCGGTCGCGCCTGTTCCGCCCCAAGACGCGGGCGATGGTGCGCCGCAGCGAAGCGGCGGCCGCCCTGGCGTTCTTCTCGACCGCCGACTGCGTGGCCTGCACGGCCTACAACGACGCCGACCCCAAGCAGCGCCTGGCCGCGGAGATCCATCAGGCCCTGCTGAACGACCGGATGGAAGATCCGGACATGGCCTGGTTCCTGACCGTGATCGGCGGGGTCCAGGATGCGCTGACAACGGGCGTGGTCTGCTCACGGCAGACCTGGGAATACCTGTCCGAGACCTTCAGCGGCGACCAGGGCAAGAGCTACGAGGTCGTGCAGCTCGACCGCCCCAGCGTTGACCTGATCCCGCTCGAGAACATCCGCATCAGCCCCACCTCGGACTGGCGTCGGCCGATCGAATCGAGCCCATTCGTCATCGAGATGGTCCCGATGTACGTCTACGAGATCAAGGAGCGGATGAAGCGGCTGGACGCGAATGGCGAGCCGATCTACCGCACGATGCCGGAGGGCATGCTGTACGCGGCCGTGAAGCAGGACTGGGACTCGATCCGCCGCGCCAGAGAGGGCAACCGGGTCGACAAGTACGATACTGTCAAGAACGTCTCCGATTACGAGACGGTGTGGGTCCACAAGAACATCATGCGGCGCGGTGGCCGAGACTGGGTGTTCGACACCGTCGGCACCTACCTGATGCTGTCCTCGAGCGTGAAGCCGCTTGAGGAGGTCTACCATACCGGGCGCCGGCCCTACGCGATGGGCTTCTGTGTCATCGAGACGCATAAGCAGTACCCGAGCAGCCCGGTGATGCTGTCCTCCAACCTGCAGGAGGAGGCCAACGATCTCGCCAACCTGCGCATCGACAACATCCGCCTGGCGCTGCAGAAGCGGTGGCTGGTCAGGCGCGGCGCCGGCGTGGACACCAACTCCCTGATGAGGGGCATCGCCAGCTCGGTCACCTATGCGGCCAACCCGCAGACTGACGTGAAGGAGCTAACCACCAACGACGTGACGCAAAGCTCCTACGCGGAGCAGGACCGCATCAATCTCGACTTCGACGAGCTGGTCGGCGCGTTCTCGCAGTCCTCGGTGGCCACCAACCGACACCTGAACCAGACCGTGGGCGGCATGAACATGCTGTCGGCGGATGCCTCGCAGATCCAGGAATACCAGATCCGCACCGTGGCGGAGACCTGGCTCGAGCCGGTCCTGAAGCAGCTCGTCCAGCTCGAGTCGGTGTACGAGTCCGACGAGGAGATCCTCAGGAAGGTCGGCGAGCAGCTCGGGGTCAGCGTCGAGGAGATGATGGCGGTCATGCGCGAGCGGACCAAGGTCAAGGTGAACGTCGGCTTCAACGCCACCAACCCGGAGAAGCGCATCCAGCGCCTGGCCCTGGGCCTGGCGACGCTCGGCCAGTATTTCCCGCAGGTCGTCCAGCAGGGCGACACCCGCGAGATCGCCAAGGAGATCTTCGGCGCCCTCGGCTACAAGGACGCCTCGCGCTTCCTGCCGATGCTCAAGCAGCAGCCCGGCGAGGACCCGCGGATCCAGCAGCTCATGCAGCAGATCGAGCAGCTCACCCAGATGCTGCAGACCAAGCAGCTCGAGAACCAGGCGAAGATCGACGTGGCCAACATCAACGCCGAGGCGAAGATCGCGGTCGCCAAGATGCAGGGCGAGATCGAGATGATGAAGCTGCAGTCCGGCAACGACCTCGACCTGCTCAAGACCAAGCTCAAGGACCGCCTCGAGCAGGTCGATCGCCAGCTCGCCATCGAGGCCCAGGACGTGCGCCGCCGCGAGCTGTACCTGCAGCGCGAGGCGCTCTCGCACAGCATCCAGCAGGCGGACCGCGAGTACGCGCTCAAGGTCGCCGAGTTCGGCCGCGCCGGCCAGGAAATGGGCGACGAGGAAGACGGCGACGAGGGGGGCGACGAGGGCGAGGGAGCGGAGGACTTGAAAGGTACTGACAAGGCGGGTACGTTGAGCCGCGGTCAATACGGGTCGGTTCCGCAGATGACAGACGCGAATGACTGATCTCGAGGGCTACGGCGGAGAGCCCCAGGGCGCCGAAGCTGAGCTGAGGCGACGCCTTGGCGAGCATGATTTCCTGGTGGACCTGTTCCAGCTGGGCGAGCAGATGCAGGGGTTCATCGAGACCCCGGCCGGCGCCTTCCTGTTCAAGACGCTGCAGGACAACGTGAACTCCGGGCTGAAGGGTTTGCTGGGCGAGCCCTCCTGCGACACCGAGTCCGCCCGCAAGCTGTTTGCCCAGGCCAAGACCTCCTGGACGGCCCTGTCGCTGATCCAGGAGACGCTGCAGATGGGCCGAGTAGCAACCCGAATGATGTCCGAGATGGATGAGGTGACGCCGTGACAGACGAAACGCAGAACGATCCCGCCGAAGTCGTGACCCAGGTCGTGACCGAGGTCCCCGATGGCCCGACCGAGCTTGCGAACCAGGAGGGTCCGGCGGACCCCAACCTGAACCCGCCGCTCACGAGCCGCGCCGCGCCCTCGGACGACAAGCCCAAGGCGAAGCCGGAGCCGGCCTACAAGTACGACAAGCGCAAGGAGATCTACGCCCGTCGGTCGCAGATCCAGCAGGCCGAGCAGGCGGCCAGCGACGAGATCTTCGACGAGGGCCGGGCGACGACCGCGCTGCCTCGCCCGACCAGCGAGGAACGCGCCGAGCCAGCAACTCATGTTGCAACTGGCGACGAATTGGTTACCATCAAGGTGTACGGCGAGGAGCGGCGAGTTCCGAAGGCCGAAGTCGATGAAGCAGGCGGCATTGCGGCCTACCAGAAGGCGGCAGCAGCGGCCGAGAAAGCCCGGATCGAGCAACAGCGGGCGCGACTTCAGGCCGAGGAGCAGCGAATGCTCCGCGTCGCAGAAAATCTGAGGAATGGGCTGGACGAGAACGGACAGCCACTTGCTCCGAAACCACCCCCTCAGGGCGTTCCGGCAATCAGCAAGGAAGCACTCGAGGCCGCTGTGAAGGGCCTCTATTCGGGAGACGCCGAGGAAGCGGCGGCCGCGCTCGAGAAGCTGGTCACCCAGATCCAGGGCCGCGCCGGAACCACCAACGAGGTCTCTCCCGAGGTTGTAAGAGCCGTCGAGGCTCGCGTGCTGGAACGGATGGAGGAACGGGAGACCCTCAGGACCGAGGAGCAGGATGTCGCGGAGGCCAACCGGATCTTCCGGGAGGACTTCAAGGACATCGCAGATGACCCGGACATGATGCTGTGGGCGAAGGGCCTGGCGAACACGCTGAGCCAAGACCCCGAGTACAGCGGAAAGTCCAGGTCAGAGATCGCCAGGACGGTCGGCACTCGCATCCGAGAAAAGCTGGGCCGCCCCGCGCAGAAGTCCGAGCTGGACAGCCGGCGCGAACTCAAGCGCACCCTCCCGTCCCCCAACAGCGGCTCAGGCCGTGTTCCAGTCCAAGAGCCCAAGCGGTTCCCGACGAACGCTGACTACATTCAACAGCTTCGCCGGAACAGCGGGAGCAATTCAGCTCCGCGTTGAACCGGCCTGACAATGGGAGACTGAAACAATGGCTGGCCAACTCTGGGCAGTGAACGAAAGAGGCGGGTACATGTACTCGGACGAGCTGAGCAACACGCTCCGCACGGCCCTGCAGCCCGTCGTGAAATTCCGGCAGTTCTGCGACGCCAAGGACGCCATGGACAAGGGTCTGGGCAAGGGCGATGCGTTCCAGTGGAACATCTACAGCGACGTGGTCGACGGCGGCACGGAGCTGGCCGAACAGCAGACCATGCCCGAGACCAACTTCACCATCAAGCAGGCGAGCCTGACGGTGAAGGAGCTGGGCAACTCGGTGCCGTTCAGCGGCCTGCTCGACAACCTGTCGAAGCAGCCGGTGACCGAGATCATCCACAAGGTCCTGAAGAACGACTGCAAGAAGACGCTGGACGCGCAGGCGTGGGCGCAGTTCGACGCCACCCCGCTCAAGGTTCAGGCGTCCTCGGGCACCTCCACGACGGCAGTCACGGTGGTCGAGTCGGGCTCGATCGGCCTGACCAACAACGTCGCCTTCGGCAAGGACCACGTCAAGGCGATCGTGGATGCCATGAAGGAGCGCAACATCCCGCCGTACCAGGGCGACGACTACTACGCCATCGCGTGGCCGTCGACGTTCCGGACCATGAAGAACAGCCTCGAGTCGATCTACCAGTACGTCGAGACGGGGTTCACCCGGATCATGAACGGCGAGATCGGCCGCTACGAGAGCATGCGGTTCGTCGAGCAGACGAACATCGCCAAGGGCGGCGCCGAGGACTCCACGACCTACACCCCCCGGGTGGCCGACCGCTGGAACAACCTGGTGTCGGACTGGATCTACTTCTTCGGCGAGGACACGGTCGCCGAGGCGCTGATCATCCCCGAGGAGATCCGCGGCAAGATCCCGGGCGACTACGGCCGCAGCCGCGGCGTGGCCTGGTACTATCTGGGCGGCTTCGGGATCGTGCATGGATCGGCCGGTGCGGCCGCCAACCTGCGCATCATGAAGTGGGAGAGCGCGGCCTGAGCCGCGCTGGAGAACAGACATGGCATACGATCTTCCGGTCCGAGTTTCCTACAGCCTGGGCTCGCAGAACTTCACGAGCGCGTTCGCGACGGCCCTCAAGCCGCCGAAGGGCGCCAAGGGCGGCCGCGTGGTGGACATCCACCTCCAGCCGTCCGTGACGTTCACTCAGGTCACCACCCCGGGCTACGTCCGGGTCGGCACCAGCGGCGACGCCGACAAGTACGCGCAGCTCAACTGCGGTGCGGCGGCGGCCACCGACGCCTACAACATGAGCGACGGCGGCACCTGGGGTGAGACGATCGACCTGGTGCGCGACAGCATCACCCAGGTCGAGGTGGTCACCGTGGCCCCGACCGGCGGCACGCCGGCCGGCACGGGCATCGTCACCGTCGTCGTCGACTGGTTCTAAGGAGAAACACATGGCCACGAGAGAAGCAAACACCCAGGGCGGGACGCTCGAGAGCGGCTGCGCGTACAAGCAGCCGGCCAAGAGCGAAGCCACCCACAAGCACGGCAACGCACAGCGCCAGACCCCGCAGAGCCCGCCGGCGACCAGCGCCCCGGGCGGCCACAAGATCAAGTAACGGTCTCCTGTGGAGTGACACTCAGAGGGGCCGCCCAGTGCGGCCCCTCTTTGTCTGGAGGCAGCCATGCGGCGATCCGTGCGTGATTTCGAGCGTGCCGACCCGATGTACCCCGCGGACTACGGGATCTCGGCGCTGTACGCTGTGGAGGCCATGCGGCCCGAGCAGCCAGTCAGAATCCCGCGGCAAAGCGAGGTTCGGGCTCAGCAGATGAAGGATGGCGTGATCTGCCGGGACCCGATTCGATATTGGGAGTGGTGACATGGATCTCGACTTCAGCCGAGCTGCCCTCGTGTACGGCAGCTCCAGGGCCGCTTATTTCCTGAACGGCCAGTATTACACCGCCGACGGCAAGCCGATTAGCTTCGAGGAGGCCGCTCAGCCTGACCCCAAAGACCTCGAGGCCGAGGCGGCCAGACAGGCGGCTACCGAGGCCCTCCCCTCTGTGACGACCATCGCCGCTCCGCCGAAGGCAGAGGAGCCGGTGGCGATCGTCGATCGGCCAGTCGAGCGGACGACCGAGGTCGACGCCAAGTGGGGTGAAGATCGTCAGCTGAGGCTCAAGACGCTGAGCGGCCACATGCTGGCCACCATGGTCATGAAGGCCGGCGGCACGCCGGCGACCGGGGTCGGCTCGAAGAAGAAGAACATCTCCTGGCTGCTGGAGAACGTGAAGTCGTGAACTTCCGTCAGCTCTGCCAGGACCTCGTCGAGGAGCTGGGCATCTCCGGCGGCACGGGGCCGAACACGGTCGAGAATCAGACCGGCGAGTACGCGAACGTGGTTCGCTGGATCGCCGAGTCCTCGCTGTGGATCGACAACCTGTGGCGCGACTGGAAGTACCTGTGGGTCCAGTACGAGACCACCCTGACCGGGCAGAGCATCGCCACCGGCGCCCGCGAGATCGACCGCTCGAGCGTGTGGATCAACGCCGGGACCTACACGGCCCGGCAGCTCGAGTGGCAGGAGTGGCGACTGATGCGGGAGACGCTCAATCGCACTCCGGTCACCGGGACGCCCGTGTACTTCTCGGTGGATCCTGCGGGGACGCTGTTCCTGGATCGGCCGGTCACCAGCCTGCCGATCCGGCTCGAGTTCTGGAAGCGCCCGACGCGCCTGGTCGCAGACAACGATGAGCCCGATCTCCCGGAGGAGTACCACCGCATCATCATCTGCCGGGCGGCGATCATGTACGGCAACCGCGAGGCGGCGGCCGAGGTGATCTCCGGCATGGAGGCCGAGTACATCGACCTCCTCGAGAAGCTGCAGAGCGACCAGCTCGAGCCGTTCCGGAACGAGCGCATGGCCGGTCAGGACACCCCCCTGTACCTGAGGCACCCGTAATGGACCTGGTCTCGGCACGCAGGTTCACGAGGAAACTCCCG